CTGCACGTATATCTCGTTCCATATCTATAGGACTACGATATATTAGGTGAGTGTATCTGTCAGCATTTCTTAGATCAGTTGCATAGTATGATACATANAACTGGTCAATAGGAATAAACTCTGACATAGGACGCTTGAGTGCTGCATTGTAGTAAACCTTTTTGAATGCAGATCCTATCAAGGGTAGATGNAAAAGCATTCTTTCAAACTCATCAAAGTATTCTGGCATCTGCTCAGTTACTTGGAAGTTCATAAAGTTCTGTACTCTGTTAGCTTGCATCTCTTTTTCAGGTGTAGACTTACCCATGATGTTTGCCTTGACAGGCCCACTGGCAGGAAAGAGTTCTGCTGATGCCTTGGATTGAAACTTAACTGCTGACTCTATAAGCAATGGGTGTACGGCTGTACATGCACCATCAAAGGGATCACTTCCCGGCTGTAGCTTCAGACCTAGTAGATCAAAGCCACGTTCAAACATAGACTCCCACTCTGATCTGGAATCTTTATCAGCTTGAAAGTTATCTATAACTTGATCAGCTATTTCATCTAGGTACTCATCTTCTAATGTTTCTGTTAGGTTACCATACCACTCAGCAATCTCTTCTGAAGCAGACATTGTTACTTGATCATCTGAAGAGAAGTCTACAATAACTCCACCATCTGTAGGATCAACTTCAAAGGTAGCTTCTATTTCTTCCTCTGCTTTCATTGGAACTACATTAGCTACTTCTTCTTGCTTCATCTCATATGGATTACGTTCAGTTGCCATTTTTTTTCCTACGCAAAATTATTTTCATTTGGTATCATTGCTCTTATTTGATCGTCTGTTAATTGAGGGTTTTGACTTTTTATTAATCTAAATATTGAACCTTCTCCTGAAGATTTCTTTCCTATATCTGTTGCTGCTAACCCTGCAAAAAATTTATTCATTAGTCTTCCATCGTTTGATCCTGATGAAGAAGCTGTAGCTGATTCTACTGGCTCATTAATTCTAGGTCTTCTTGATACAGGTGTATCTTGTCCTTCACCTTGTCGTACATCTATATTATTTCTATAAGCTGCTTGAGGACCACCAAAAAAATCAACTATAGAACTTATACCTTTTTCAAGTCCTGATGGAGTTTCACTAGAAGGACCACTAAAGTAACGATTATCAGGAGTAGCTTCTAAGATATTAGGTACGCTTGTTTGTCTAATTCCTCTTTGACCTAGTATAGTTCCAAAAGGATCATTAATCATTCCTATTCCTTTACCTATAGTAGATGCTATTTCTCCAGCTTTTGAATCTTTACCTAATGTATCACTTATGCTTCCACTAATACTTTTTCCTAAATCAGTTTGCATAACTTCATCACCTACTCTATCCATTACACTCTTTTCAATAGGATTTCCTTTTTCATCTCTTTGACCATAAAATCCTCTTCCTAAACTAGAAAACCCAGATATAGGAGAAGTTAGTATACTTCCAACTAATCCAAGTCCTTGTATAGCTCCATCCTTTCTAGCGTCATTAAGGGAATTATAAACTTGAGATGCTTGTGCTGTAGAGTTAGGAGAATATCCAAAAGCTTGTGCAGCATTATTAATTTGATCTTCAGTAAAACCTAAAGCTGACATTTGAGCAGTCACATCTGCAATACTGTCTCCTGACTTAGAATATCTTATGCCATCACCAAATGCTTGTATTGCTACTTTATTTTGATTTTCAGATAAGTCAACATTACCTGCTAATACTTCTGGATCATAGTCATTTCTTGTTAATGCTTTACCGGGAGTAAAAGCTTCTAATGAACTACGCATACCTTTACCAAAACTAGCTAGTCCAGCTTTTTCCATAGCATTAGCAAAAGGTATTCCAACACCTTGTAAATTACCTCTATCTGCTGCTGCCTGTACAAGATTTGCAACTTGTTGAGATCTGAAGTTTCCTTTTTTATCTGTAGCTCTATTCATAAATCCTTGAGGATCTGATCTCATATAAGAAGCTAAAGCTTGTTGAGTACTTTCTCTATCATCTGGACCAGCTTCAAATCCTTCTCCCGGTCCTATGGGATCACTTGGAGTACCAAAAGCATCAGCAAGTGAAGACTCACCTAAGAATGTAGATAGGTCATCTTGACCACTATCATCACTAAAACTAAAACTAGGATCCATTTCATCTGCTGAATCTTCTCCACTACCATAATAATAAGCAGGGATACCATCTACCTTACGACCACTACCACCTAGAGCTTTAAGTAGTCCAGCTTCTTGTGGGTTTATATAGGAGAGTTGGTGTGGTTGATCATTAATCATTCTTTCTTTAGGTACTACTATGTCACCACCATGTTCCATATTTACTGGAGAGAATGCTGAAGCTTCCATAGGATCTTGAAAGACACTACTCATCTGTGAAGGAGTTTGTTGCATAGGTGCATCACCCATACCGTACATATTTTGAATAGAATTTATACGTGACTGATATATATTATTTAAGCTTCCACCATCTTCTCTATAAACTATTCTAGGTATTCCTAAACCATTAACAGAAGTAATAGGAATTGAACCTCCTTCTTGTTTAAAAATTGTAGGAGCTAAGTTTCTACTTTCTTTTAAATCAGCTAAGCTATCTAAAAATTCTTGTGTAGGTTTTCCATCTTTATCAAAGCCTAAGCTTCTACTTTCTTTTAAATCGGCTAATCTATCTAAAAATTCTGGTGTAGGTTTTCCATCTTTATCGAAGTCTGCAAATTGAAATGGATCTTCTACTAGTTCATCTGGTTTATCTATATCTTCTAAAGCAACAATCAAACCATCATCTCTAATACCTAATCCATTTTTAGCAAGTCTTTCTTTTGTTTCTTTTATTTCCATTAATTTATTTAGTAATTGATCATTTCTACTAAGAGGTTCAGCAGGTATTGAACTTTTAAAGTTTGCAAAATTTTGTGTATTCTTATCTTGCTGTCTTTGTTCAGCTTCATTCTTAGGTGCTTTAGGATTAAAATAAAATGGATTCTCAGTTAGCATTTTTTGTATAGGATCATCAAGAGGACTAAATCTATTAGAACTGTCTGTTACAGTATTTCTTATATCTTCAGGACTCATAAATTCACCGGGTTGTCCATAAGCATCTGCATATAGACCTGCATCTGTATCATCCATAAAACCTGACGGAGAATCATATGCATTTGAATAATCAGAATAAGCAGCAGCAGCTTCAGCTTCATCTTGAAACCCTCCACCCCCTGCTTCTCTTTTTATAAGAGGTAAGTTTTTTCTACGATTAGATAAAGTAGAATATGCACCAGAAATACCACCACCATATTGCATTGGTAGTACTTGTTGCATAGCTAAATTAAAAACTTTTGAGTTTGCCATTACTTTCCCCTTTGAGTCCCTTGGTATTATTATAACACAGAAAAGTTAATATGACAAATTAAAACGACAGTTTGTCTAAAATGTCCAATAGGTACTTCTAGTAGATTTAGGGCCATCTTCAAAGTCAGGATCATCAGGGTGAGTTAGATGCCATGATTCTTTCATGTAGTGTATAGCCATTGTCATGGCATCTACCTGATCATCATGGGCAGCATTTGGAAATCGTATGAGTTCTTCTATGAGATCTTCTGACCACTTCTTATTCTTGGGTATCCATAGTCTTCCTGCTTCTAGTATAGGTGAAGCTGCATATACTCTGGCTACCTTATCTCTATCTGGTGTGTATTCCATNACTGGTAGTCCTGACCTTCTCATATCCTGTATGAGTGACTGACCACTAGCCTTCTTCTCCACCATACATACGTCAGGCTTGTTGCTATTGTACAGTTGCTGTGCAAGCTTACGTAGTTCTGGGTACTCAAACCTACCTTTGATGTTACCAAGCAGGATTAGGTGGGGTGCATAGCTTTCATATCCAGCTTCATCTTCATCATACATGTAGAATATGCCCCATGTCTGGATTACACAGTAGTCAGCCGTAGTTCTGGTGGAAAATGCAGTGTCATATGTCTGAACTACG